TCGAATCGATGATGGATGAAGAAAAACCAATGGAGGGCGAGGCGGTTCGAGCGGATGCACCAATGCCTGCCGACGCACCATCTCAAGAAGAAGCGGTCAAGGCCGAGGTTGCACGCCAACTCGCTGCCGAAAAGATCCGCCGCCAAACCATCATCAATGACGTGAAGCTCGCGAGACAAGATCGGGCACTCGCAGACAAGCTCATCGATGACAACGTTTCTGTTGCAGATGCCCGACGGGAGATTATTCGAAGAATGGCTCAAACACCATTGGGAAGCGGAGCCATCGAAGGCTCCAGCATTGCAGTCACCGTGTCCGAGCAAGACAAGTTCATGGAAGTCGCATCCGCTGGCCTCGTGCAGCGATGTTTCCAGGGTCAAGTCAAGCGACAGGCACCGCAAGTCCAAGGAGCGGAGCAATTCCGTAATTTGGGCGTTTACCGTTTGGCCGAACTGTGCGTTCGCCGAATGGGAATCAATCCAGAGCGATACACTCGCCAAGACATCGCACGCATGGCGATGGGCCACGAGCCAACCTTCAACCGGCTCAACATTCGACGATCGGTAGAGGCGTACCACACCAGCGGATCGTTTGCCAACCTGTTGCTCGACGCAGCAACAAAGACGCTGCGAGCCGCCTACGAAGAAGCACCTTACACTTGGTCGCTTTGGGCTCGCCAAGCTCAATCGGTCGAGGACTTCAAGAACATCAACCGCATCCAGCTTGGCGAATCGCCCAACTTGGAAATGGTTCCTGAAGGTGCACCGTATCCAGAGGGAGCGATCAGCGATTCCAAGCGATCGTACAAAGTCGAGAAGTTCGGCAAAAAGTTCTCCGTCACCTGGGAAACCGTCATCAACGATGATCTCGATGCACTGTCGCGAATCCCAGCCATGCACGGAAACGCAGCTCGCCGGACTCAAGAGAAGGTGGTCTATGACGCACTTCTCGCGAATCCAACGATGGCTGATGGTTTCGCGTTGTTCTCCGCATCGCACACGAGCGGAACCAACATTACCGCAACTTCGGTTGCAGCTCCAGGCGTGACATCGCTCAACGAAGCGTTCAAGCTCATGGGCCTCCAAAAGGGTCTGTCGAGCGACGTCTACCTGAACCTGCAACCTCGCACGTTGCTTGTGCCACTTGCTTACTCTGGCACCGCGTTGGAATTGGTAAACAGTCAATCCTACGCTCAGAGCAACGGCAACGAGGGCGTAGTCAACATCTACGGCGTGAACGGCGTCCGTCCGTTGCAAGTCGTATCGACCCCGCTGCTCGACGCGAACAGTGCTACCAACTGGTACGCAATCGCCGACAACTCGCAGATCGACACCGTGGAAATCACCTTCCTGAATGGTGAAGAGTCCCCAGTCCTTGAGAGCGAATGGAACAAGGACAACGACACGTACCACTACTACGTGCGTCAAACGATGGCCGCAGCGGTCATCGATCACCGCGGCATCTTCGGAAACCGCACCTAATCTTAACTGACGATCTTCGCTCCTGGGCTTATCGGCTCAGGGGCATGTTGACAACCAAAACCACATCAATAAACGGGAATAAAGAAAAATGGGATTCGTGAACCACGCGAAATTCGAAGATGACTTCTTCGGCGGAAGAACGTTCACCGCGACGGTCGGTGAAGGCAACTGGAAGATCACCGACACCTCGTCGAGCGGTACTCCAACCTATGCTTCGGTCAGCCCATCGGCTACCGGAGAGATTGCACTGACATTCGACAGTGCCAACGAAGTTCAAAACGTTTGCTTGGATTTCGGTGACAAGCTTTGCTTTGACATCGACAACATCCAGCGAGCAGTCTTCATCGTTAAGACCGTTGCAACGCTCAACGCTGCAACGACCTTGGCCTTCGGACTTCAATCGGCACGCAACGACGACACCGACGCGACTGCAAACAACGCCCAGTTCAAGCTTGCCGGCTCGAATGCGATTGTTTGTGAGTCCGATGACGGAACCAGCGATCTTGACGACAAGGCTACTGGCCTGTCGCTCGTTGCCACCTATCGCGAGTGTGTGATCGACTTCACTGGCGGAAAGTCTGACGTGAAGTTTTACGTCGACGGCCAGCGAGTCGCATCGACCACAACCTTTACGATGGCCGCTGCAACCAGTTCGCTGCAACCGTTCGTTCAGATGAGCAAGACTGCATCGACGAACGTCAACAGCGTCACCATCGACTACGTGTCGGTGGAGTGCAAGCGGTAAGCGATGACTCTGCACGATGTCATACAGAGCGACTCGATCAACCTGTTCGCGAATCCGAACGATTTCGCCGAGCCGGTCAGCTACATCAAGCGGACTGGAAAATCGAGATCGATCAACGCGATTGTTGTTCGAGACGCTCTAGCGATCCTGCCCGAAGACGGAGACACCATTACTCCCGTCTTCGAGGTCAGCGTTGCAAATGACATCACGCAGGGAATCTCCAGCGAAGAACTCGACCTTGGCGGCGACGCAATCGCGTTCGCCGTCCGGGTCGGACGCAAACCAGAACGCCGCACCATTACCAAGCTTCTGTCTCATGACGAGGGGATGTTGGTCCTAGAATGCCGCTAGCAGTCAACGAACAGATCGCTGTGGTTTTGCTCGGACGCTTGGAGGCGATGATCGGAGATTCCACGAATTATCCGATCGACGTCTGCGAGGTGCTGCGACCAACACGTTCCACCGATTTTACACCTCGCGATCGCCAAATCGTTCTCGTTCAGGGTTCGGCTGAGATCGTCGAGGAACTGATGCGACCAGGCAATCCGCCTGCTGTCGCCTATCGCCAAACATACCAAATCCGATGCCACCTGATGCCGAGCGAACGCGATGCAGCCACAATCGACGAACAGCTCAATCTCTTTCATGCTGACGTTGTGCGTGCTGTTTGTAGCGTCGCTTCTACTTGGCACACTCTCGGCGGACTTGCCGTTGATGCTCAGTTCCGATCCCCGGAATACGTCTCGGCAGATGGTGGACTCGATGGCGTCAACGTTCCTTTGCTTGTTACCTACAGGACGGATGAGGGAGATCCAACTGTGGTGAGAACATGAGCGAGGCTTTCAACTTCAAAGTGGACGTCAACCAGGAATCCCTCCGCAAGATCGCTGAGAATCTCGGCCAGTTCAAGCATCACCTGGCACGCCATCTGGCGACTGCCGTCAACCGCACTGCAAAGACCGTCGGCGTGGAGGCTGCACAGCAGCTCGGCAAGGTCGTCAACTTCAAGCTCCACAGCACCAACAAGCACACCTCCAAAACGTACACCAAGGCGAAGGTGCTCAAGAAGGCGGTCATCAAAAAGAACAACGCATCGCCTGACAGTCCACAGGTCACGATCAAGCTATGGAAGGGGCATGCCTTTCCAGCTCGCTGGCATGAGGCAATGGAGTACGGAAAGACTCGCAAAGGCAAACGACTCCGATCTGGTGTTCGGTACAAGACGAACATGGGCGGCGGTTGGACCAGCGTCCTCGATGGCTTCACTGTTCGACAGTGGGGCGGCAACGTCTACAAACGTGAAGAGGGTGGACGCAAGCTCCGAAAGATCTATGGCAAAAGCCCAGGCGACTACTTCACGCAGACCAGCATTTCCAGCGATGCCGCCCGCATCGCCGCTGAGCGACTCCCCATCGAAATCAAACGCAGGCTCCGCGAGGTCACATTGGCCGCTGAGGGCAAGATCAAACTACGCACGTCACCTGAATTAGGAACCAACTAAATGACGCTACTCAAACGCAAACGAGTCCTTGCCGCAAAGATCGAATCGACACCAGGAACCGCCGAGACTCTCACCTCGTCGGATGCAGCGTTCAACGCTTACGACGTCATGATCCAGACCGAAACGGAAATGGAACAGCGTGAGGGCCAGGGATCGTTCGGCATGAGGCCAAGCGTCGCTGGAGGCTACAAAGGCAAGATCACGTTTAAGCACGATGCATCCTGGGACGGAACCGCCACCGAGCCGGCTTGGGCCGATACGTTCCTCCCTGCATGCGGCTGGGTCAAATCGGGCCAGGTCTACACACCTCGCACCGAGGCACCAGGCACCAACGTCAAGACGCTCACAATGGCCGTCTACATCGACGGTATGCGAAAACTGCTCCGAGGTTGCATGGGCACCTTCAAATGGAACTGCCCGACCGGCAAAACGGCGTTCCTTGAGTTCGAGTTCACCGGCGTCTGGGAATCACCGACCGACACCGCAATCATCGCGCCAACGTATCCAACGGTCGCACCACTTCGCTACGCATCATCGACGACCACATGGAACAGCGTCGACTTGCACCTCGAGAGCCTGGTTCTCGACAGTGGAAACACAATCCTACTTCGCGAGTCTGCTGGCACCGCCGCTGGGTTCCTGGCCGCGATCGTCACCAATCGAATCTGCACCATTACTGGCAATCCAGAATCGAAACTCGTGGCGACCCAGGATCGCTACGGCAAACTGCTCGACTACAGCGAGCACGCACTTACTTTCGATCTCGATGGGCCGACCAACAGCAAGATCACCATCGCAGCTCCGAAAGCTCAGATCACTTCAATCTCGGAGGCCGACCGCGAGCGACTCGTGGTCGATGACATCACTTGGCAGTGCAATGCCAACGGTTCAACGGCGGACCAGGAGGTGTCAATTACCTTCACCGCTGCTACCTAGTTTTTTTGAGGAGGGGTTATGCCGATTTTCTTGGAACCTGATCAGTCGTTTGAAATCGTTCTCGATAGCGATGCTGACAAGCCCGTGGCCTCGCGTCCGGTGTTTGTGGCTCGCTCGCAATCGATGCGAGGTCAGCGAAAGATCATGGAAGCGATTGACATGCTGCACGCCGACGGCGTCACTGTCGCTCAAGTCTTTGATGCAGCGGTCGAGCAATTGAAGCGAGTCCTAACCGACTGGCGAAACATGGGTCGCGAGTACACTGCCGACGCGATTGAGGATGTGCTCAGTTACAACGAATCGATCGAACTGTTGCGCAAGGTTGCTTACAACCAGCGAATGAGTGGCGACGAAAAAAAAT